AGGATACTTCCTCACCCATAAATTGCATATCCATTTTTCACCAGACTTTACAGGTTGCCCACCATGTAAAGCCTTGGATGTCATTATTTCGTAGTTGTCGAGGGTATCAAAGAAAAGAGCATCACCTGCGTGGAGCCTATACTCTTTACCCAAGTTTGGAAAACACGTTTCACCACCTTCATAGTTGTCGTTCAGTGCCAAAATAAAAGTGTACATTCTAGGATTTTTGTCACCGACAAAGCAATCTTGATGAGGTTTGTAATATCCACCTGGTTTGTATCTAAGAACTTGAAGTTTCTCACAATTCCTAAACGGTCTATCCACATGTTTTAGACANTTNNTNATAACNCTTTCAACGACTGGATCACTGTGATCTAACCACGCAGTCTCACTTTTACGGGCACTTTCATNTACNCCTCTATTTTCTGAAACCGCTGATGGTTTCAGTTCNTTTTCGGCTTTCTGAATGATATACCTTCGTTCTTCATCTGAAATAAAATCATGGAAAACCCTGGGTNGAGGATACTTTGGTATGAGATANGCAATCACCAAGANCAAAAANAGTAAAAGTATCATCTTGTTATATTCAAACATAAATATTTCTGGGAAGTCTAGAATTGTATCGACTTCTAATAGTTTCAAAAATTTCATTACCATAATCTATGATCTTCTGTAAAAGATCCACAATTTCATCGTGACGTTCAGGTTCTAGTACGTATTGTCTGAGAAGATCACCTCCAGTGTTTCCTATCATCTCAAAAATATTTGAAAGATCCCTCACTTTATCTTTGTACTTTTCTTGGCGTTGTAAAAAGTTCTTGAAATCGCCCTTACTTATATCGTTAAGCATATAGGCTATTCTTAACTGCGTATTATCCACTGGTCTCGTGTCCAGAAACATNTGTTCGTGTTCAACTTGCTGTATAACCATCGCGTACTGTAGTATCTGGTTCGTGGCACCAATTTCCCGTAACTCTCGGAATGTTGGAGCACCACCACATGGAATATCTCCATGTTCCCTGGACATCATAGTTTTTCTCCTAAACTCTATGAAATGTGGATTATGGATTCGTCCATTTTCAATCTGACCCGTTCTCCAATTGAATGCGGTGTGACAATTTATGCACCACATTTGGGCACATCCACTCGTCTTATGTATGACAGTCCCACACTTTGGACACGATTTGCTATCTTTATTCAAAAGTTTCATCGTTTCGACAACGTCTTTGTCACATACATGATTCTCATCAAGAAGTTCGTTACAACTTTTACAGTAATGCCGCTCACACAATCCACAATACCATTCTTCATTTAGAAATCCCTTACATTCTTCAATTGGACACTGACGTACGAACCGCCTTGGTTCATTGTCGATGATTGTTCCACTGTTTCTGATCTGTTCTAAATGTCTATATGTAATTTCCATCTCTCTATAAAGTATTCGAATCTCGTCTGGTATGGGTTCACCGAGTTGGAGTGTCTGATATCTGCGATGAAGTTCTAAAAGTTTTTGTTTCTGTTCTCTGATGACACGACGAATTCTTCTCATCTGAATAATACGTTCGACTTCGGGTTGTGTATCGGGCATGAGCGCACATTCCCGTTCGAACAATACGTTTTCACGATGTCTTTTCAATTCTGTTGTTCTAAAGTATTTTGTACAGAATGAATCAACAAATTCCCGGTTCCATGCAGTTTTACAACCCATACAATGTGGATCTTGAAATGATTCTAGGATATATCTCTGAGAACAGGATCGACAACTCGTTAAATCACAAAAAGGACACTTAACTTTTTTGTGATTTATCTTATTCAACTTTTCACAACAAACATCACAATTTTCCATTAAATAAAAGGCACTTTATTTCTTTAATTACTGAAAATCTACAAATTGACTAATCATATCACGCGCGTCATCCCTCTCATAGACGGTCTGTGCAAAAAAGAGAGTCATGTCCGCCTGTCCATATGACAAGTATGTGCCCCGATACTTCTCATAAATAGCTTACATTCTCTAAATTTTGGTCACACCAGTCCTCTACATCCTCCTTGGACATATCTCGGTGGAGACCCTGTTCAATAAAATCAGCCACTTCGTCACTCAAGGGCATATCGGTCACTACGGTGCAATCGTCGTCGGGGTGGATCATTGTTTTTTCTTGGGTTTTCGCTTCTTGGGTTCCGACTTAGCTTCCCTTTCTCTCAAAAGTCGCCTCTTTTCAGCGAGCCTGTTATTGAATTTTTTGTTCTCCGCAGCCTTCGCTCGCATCTTTTCAGTTTCGGTGAGCATCTTCTTCGCCGAGGCAGCCGCCCTCTCAGCGGCTTCACGTGTCGCCTTCTTCCTGTTTTCTTCAGACGCAGCTGCGGCACGCCTCGCCTTCAACTCCTTGAGCTTTCGTACTCGCTCAGATTCAGCCTCAAGCTTTTTCTTACGCTCTTCTTCCTTCGCTCGATTCTCTTCAGCCTTCTTACGGGCATCTTCCCTGACCGCACTCTCTTGAATCTCTTTGATTCGAGCCTTAGTATTCGCCCCGCTAATTTGCCCCTTGAATCTGGTCTTCTCGGCGAGACTGAGCTTCTTCAAACGATTCACCGCACTTATGGCACTCTGACGATTGAAAATCGCCACTGCATTAGCAACCTTCTTGACATTCTCCTGTTTAGCAGGAGCCAAATTCCTCGCCATCTTGACACGCTCGGGACCGGAGGCGCGAGAGAGTGCCACCTTTTTTCCAGCCAATTTGACCGCGTTCATGACCCTCTTTTCCTTGTTTTTCTGGACAAGAGCCCTAAACGAAGGTTTATTGGGTTTGGGTACATTTGGAGGCCTGGGACGAGGCTCCTCCATGAATAATGGGTTGTTAGTCATTATCGTTTCAGGAACAAATGTCTCCGCTACAGGCGCCCTGTTCAATAGAGCTCGTCGAGCCTGATTACGACCCTTCTTCCCACGGAACCCGGCTTGAATTTTCGTAGCAGCAACGTTTTTCCTTTTCAAGTTACCGATCGCACCCGCTACGAGTGCCTTTGAGGCATTCGCGATGTTCTTGTTCTCCTTTGCCTGGATCTTACCGATCGCACCAGCAACTAGAGACTTGGAAGCATTCGCGATGTTCTTGTTTTGCTTGTTTTGACTCNNCTTNACNGCAANNCGAACCNTNTTAATAGTAGTGTTGGAGTTGCGGATCATCTTTTCGAGATCTTTTCGGTTAGGAAGATTCTTCACCTTATTGATCAAGGTAAGACGCTCATCGAGTTCCTTCACGAGAGGTTGAGTATTTTGCATGCCACGACCACGGGCTAAGAACTTTTCGCGACCCCTTCCAGCTATACCAAAACCCACCAACTTTCGAGTCTTTTCGAGAACATTCTTATCGACCTCACGTTCGTTCTTACCGCGTGTGAGGTTCTTTACCCCACCACCAACATTGAACAACCTCGAAGCTTCCATCGCTTCATTTTCATTCTCGTTCTTCACGGGCTTCTTATCAAGCTTACGGACTAGGGCATTTCTTTTAGCTTTCATGGTGATATTCTCCTTGAGTTCCTTGAACGTCTTCCGACCCTTTTCAAACGCGTTCATGTATTCATTAGATTGCTTTTGGTTTGTTTTTGTACTTTTTAACAACTTTTTGAGTGCTTCGCGATTTTTGTTTCCTTGAATTTTAGAATTTTTGTTTAACTTCTCCATCGTCTCGAGAGCCTTGGCTTCGTTCTCGGAAGCGACCAGTTCAACCATTTTCTTGACATTTTCACCAATCTTATTATATTCCGCGGCAGTTCTGAATGGGTTTCCGGCACGACCCTTAAACTTTGTGATTCGTTCATTTGTGTGCTTGGCAATTTCGTTAAGTACCTTCTTGCGCTTAGCCATGCGGTTGTTGTTGTTGAGGTTTTTGAGCGCCTTGTCTGTGTTGAAGTTGTCATTTTCCTTCACTGCCGCTCGCTCGCGACGTTTCGCTTCACCTTCGCGCTGTTTATTAAGGATGTTGAGTGCTTTGGTTGCGTTGAAGTTGTTTTCCTCCTTTGGTTTGGCACGCTCAAGCCTCTTCACCTCACCTTCNCGCTGTTTATTGAGGATNTTGAGCGCCTTGGCTGNNTTGAANTTGTTTTCNTCNTTTGNTTTGGCACGCTCTTCAGTCACNTTCTTACCAGCCTTTTTGGCCTTGTCGATTCTTTTAGCTTCACGTTTTATACCACCTATATCGGTTCCNGCGTTTTTAACTCTTCCCATAAACTTGGTTTTCTGGTTGGAAGTCAAATTAGTAAGACCATTGAGGAATGTACGCAATTCAATTTGCTTACGAGCAAACGTATTCCGTTCATTCCTGAGTTTATCATCAGTGCTCTTGATCGCTCTTTCCAAGTTGCTGAGTTCGGTATTTAGTTTGACTTGTTCTATGTACCTGTTTTTATCTCTGTTGGATAGAAGTGTGTTCTTCATGAAATTGCGAAGTTTCTTCTTCTTTTCTGTGACCGTTTCGGCGTTAAGAGATTCCCTCTTTTTATTAGCCTCCTCCTTCACCTTGTTTGCAGTTAAGAGACCATTCTTAAAGTTTTTGATGAGTTTGTTTCCATTGGTACCTATGTTCTTAGAAGATACGTAATTTACCACTGATTGTTCAATAGATTTTTTAGTCTTGCCATTTGCATTTAACTTTTTAGCGGAACTTAACACATTGTTGATAGTTGTACCAGACTTGAGACTTGTACGCAATTTGTTCTTGTTCATTTCGGATATGTTTGGTAAGTTTTTCAGTACATTTTCCAACTTTTCTTGGTCACGCGTTTTCTTTGTAGATGTTGCATTATTTTTCGCGGATTCGAGTGTCTTGTTTGGTGATTGATTAAAGAACCCAACAATCACATTTTTGTTTTCACCAGAAAGTCCCAAATTGTTCATATATTTCACGAGGGATTCTCGCTCATCAGAACGCTTCTCATTCTTCTTCTGCTGAATCAAAGATTTAGCGTTAGCTTCGAANGTCTCNAGATTTCCAGGTGCGTTATCATACTTTTTGAGTATCGTTGCTTTGTTTTCTTGTGTGAGATTCATGGGCTTCAATATTTCTTCNAGTTTCTTACGATTCTCNGAAATCTTTTCACCTACCCGTGTCTTCTTAAGTGCATTTGCACTTCGTTTCGCGGCGTTTAAGTTTTTGGAATTGTNAAATTCAAATAGGATCGAGTTGCGATCTTTCACGTTGAGGTTGAGTGTCTCATCGATATATGTGTAAAGCTCACGCCTTTGCTTTCCAATCTTTTGGCTTTCTAAATTTTTCTTGAAATTTTTAACATTTTCTAAGATGTTACCCAATGAGTTGTTTTGATTTTTAAACTTTTGTAAGAATCGATTCTTGTTTTCTTGATTNAAGTTTCTAATGGCTTCTTCAACCTTCTTAAGATCCTCCCGCTTCTTNCCATTGATGAGACCATTAAGTTTATTCTTGAGTTTCTGAACATTGTTTAGACTCTTTACAGCGTTGAGTTCATTAGAGATGTTGAGATTGCGGTTGAGTGCGCGCCGGGCGAGGTTTTTCTTACCCTTGCCAACATACGCCTGGTTGATCTTACTGTTCAAAGTTTTGAGATTTTCTTTGTTGATGTTGAATTTCAGGTTTAATTTATTCTCCTCACGGGCTTTTCTGATACGTTCAGTGAGTCTCTTTTTCTCACCAGACGCGTTCTTGAGTTTCTTAGCCTTCTCATGGAGAGCATTCATGTTCCGAGGATTCGTGTTGAAATTTCTCATTATTGTATTGACATCGTTGGTAGAAAGCTGCAAATCATCTTGAAGGTGGCGACGGAGTGCAATCTCCTTTTCTTTCTTGTACTGACCTGACAGG